CAAGGGCATGTTGGGTTTTATATAGGCGAACACTTAGATAGCGATCGTTGGGTAATACTTGGTGGCAATCAAAGCAACAGTGTAAGATATGACTTATACAATCCTAAGCAAGCATTAGGTATAAGACGGTGGCCCCAGCAAGAAGACGTACCCGGAAGTATGCCAAGAATATTTGATAAATCTGAATAAATATACATAGTTAACGAAAGAGGGCAACTATGTGGGATTTAATTGAACGACTTACGGGCGATACTTTGTGGATATATACAAGTATACTTGGAGCACTAGCAGGTGCTGCTTTTCTAGCATATTTTAAAGATACAAGAGCAGGGCTTTGGTGCTATGCTAAACTAGATCAATTCTTAGACTTCTTAGTTGCAAGATGGGGATTGACTTGGTTCGAGCAACCTACTGATGCATGGCGTAAAAAATACCCACATGTAACTAAAAAGATTGACGAGTTAGAAGCTCGTCTTGCTAAACTAGAGGGAAAGAAAAATGGCAAGTAAACAAGTAACTATGGATGCTGAAACAGCAGCCAAAATGGACACTAACGGAGACGGGCACATCTCTGCAGAAGAAGCAGCAATGGATCTTGAATTCAAGCGCAAGCGTTTAGAAGACAATGATGCAATGCGTGATGCACAGCGTCAAATGGCCTGGTTTGCATTATTTGGTATGCTACTATACCCATTCGCTGTTGTAGCAGCAGTATTCATGGGACTTAACGAAGCAGCGACTACGTTAGGCGGAATGGCTCCTACATACTTTGTATCTGTAGCAGCTATCGTAGCAGCGTTCTATGCTAAAGAAGCAGTAGTCAATAAGTAACAACACTAATAGTCCATGCGATAAGTAATTGTATGGACTATTATTCTACACTTGGCGTTGGCCGTAACGCTACTCCGGAAGAAATAAAAAAAGCATATCGCAAACAAGCGATGGCGCACCATCCTGACCGAACAGGCGGAGATGATACACAGTTCAAACAGATTCAAGAAGCGTATGCTACACTAAGCGACACTAATAAAAAGCAACAATACGACAATCCGCAACCGACATTTAATGACGCATTCGGACGAAACTATGACGATATGTTTAATCAGATGTTTGGCGGACGAAATAGACGTATGCGTAATAAAGATATATTATGCACAGCACAAGTAGATTTAGTAGATATCATAAAAGGCAAACGACTTGATATAGAATATAATCTACCGTCAGGTATATCTCAAACTGCAACAGTACAAGTGCCAGCTGGCATTGAAAATGCTGTAACAATGCGATACACAGGACTAGGCGATAATTCAATTCGACAAATGCCAAGAGGCGACTTATTGATAAAAATAATCATAAGACACCCTAAGGGCTGGGATCGAGAAGGTAACAATTTAATAACAATGACCGACATAGATCCGTTCGAAGCAATGCTAGGATGTCGAAAAATAATTCGTACACTTGAAAATAAAACTCTACAACTTACTATACCGCCGGGGTGTCAGCCAGGACAAGTCTTTAGTATTAGTGACCATGGATTGATAAATCCGCACACTAGAAGACGAGGAAATATCTACGTAAAAATAAAATTAAATGTGCCGAAAGTGGATGACAACAGTGGTGAAAGTATGTTACAATATGTAAAGGAAGCACAAAATGAATATAGTAAAATACCCCGATGAATGGCTAAACACTATTTGTGAGCCGTTTGACTTTGAGACTGATCCCGATCCAAAAGAACTGGTAAAGGAAATGATTGAAACAATGTACGAAGCTAACGGTATAGGATTAGCAGCACCACAAGTTAAGTACAACAAAGCATTGTTTGTATTTAAACCTGCTAATATTCCTGATCATACTGAGGCCATTGCAGTATTCAATCCTAGTATTATTAATGTAGGAACTGGACTAGACACTGCAACAGAAGGTTGTTTAAGTCACCCAGGACTATTGTTAGATATTAAACGCCCTGACAGCGTAACTACAGAGTACCTTGATATTCACGGACAGAAACGTGTATTGTTTTTACAAGGTATTGATGCACGATGTTTCCTACACGAATTCGATCACTTGTGTGGAACAGACTTTACCCATCGAGTAAGCAAATTAAAAAGAGATATAGCTCTAAAAAAACTAAAGAAAAGGAATAAGCAACATGGTTGAACCAAGCGAAGCATTACAAATTGTATTTGATAAAGCAGTTGACGATGCGCAAAAGCTTCGACACGAATATGTAACACTAGAGCACTTGCTCTTTGCTATGATGTGCGAAGAAGAGTTTTCTAAACTCGTAGCAGAATATGGTGCAAACGTTGAATACATTAAAACTAACCTTGAGCAATACCTCAAGAAAGAGATCGAAAGCCTGCCCGGAACAGAACGTTACAAGCCGCAGAAAACAAGCGGAGTAGAGCGAGTTCTTAATAGAGCTTTTACACAAACTCTCTTTAACGGACGTAAAGAAATTACAATTGTTGACGTTTTCCTAAGTGCGCTACATGAAAAGAAAAGCTACGGCAATTACTTCTTAGAAAAGGCAGGAATTGAGAAAGACAAATTCCAAGCATTTGTTAGCCACTCTAGCTCAGAAGACGAGATTGACGAAGAAGTAGATGCAATTTTGCAAAAGGCACTTGATGCCTTTACTACAGACCTTAACTCGGAAGTAGTTAAAGGAAAAATTGATCCAGTTATCGGTCGAGGCGAAGAACTTGAAAGTATTGCACTTGCATTGGGTCGTCGTAATAAAAACAACGTATTGCTAGTAGGCGATCCGGGTGTTGGTAAAACTGCTATTGCAGAAGGACTTGCATATAATATTGAACAAGGTACTGTTCCAGAATTCTTAAAAGAATATGCAGTTTACAACCTAGATATTGGTAGTATGCTTGCAGGTTCGAAATACCGTGGAGACTTTGAAGAACGCTTCAAGATGGTTGTAAAAGCATTGCAGAAAAAAGGTAAGACTGTAATGTTCATTGATGAAGCACACATGATTAGTGGTGCAGGTGCAGGCGGCGGCAACAGTGCAAACGATCTTGCTAACATGCTGAAACCGGCACTGAGCAAAGGTACTATTAAAGTTGTTGCTTCAACTACATGGGAAGAGTATCGCAAGCACTTTGAAAAGGATCGTGCATTGATGCGTCGATTCCAACGTGTAACAGTTGACGAGCCTACTTCAGAAATGACTGTAAAAATTCTACAAGGTATTAGAAAATATTACGAAGAGTTTCACGGGGTTACTATTACATCAGAAGCTATTGATGCGGCAGTTAAACTTTCAGTCAAATATCAGTACGATAAAAAATTGCCTGATAAAGCAATTGACTTACTTGACGTTGCATGTTCGCGCTTCAAATTGAAAGAAGCAACTGGCGAAACAATGGTAGTTGATGTTGAACAGATCCAATACGAACTTTCTAAGATGGTTAATATTCCAGAAGAGACTGTTAAAGAAGCAGAAAGCGAAAGCCTTGCAAATCTTGACAAGAATATGAAAGCAGAAGTATTTGGCCAGGATGAAGCAATTGATCAAATCGTTGACAAGATCCATATTGCACAAGCAGGTCTAAAATCAGAAAACCGTCCAGTTGGTAGCTTTGTATTCATGGGTCCAACAGGTTGTGGTAAAACTGAAACTGCTAAACAGTTGAGCAAGCACTTGGGTATTCCATTAGTACGCTTTGACATGTCAGAGTTTATGGAGAAACACTCAGTTGCTAAGTTTATTGGATCACCTCCAGGATATGTTGGTCACGAAGAAAACGCAGGCTTGTTGATTACTAAACTACAAGAAACACCTAACTGCGTATTGTTGTTAGACGAGATTGAAAAAGCACACCCAGATGTTTCACAAATTCTACTACAGATTATGGACAATGGTTTTGTTACAGGTTCGAACGGTAAAGTAGCAGATGCACGTAATGCAGTTCTTATTCTAACTACTAACTTAGGTGCAGCAGCAAGTGAACAAAATACAATCGGGTTTGGTAGTGACTCAAGAGATTACGAAGATGCAGAAATCAAACGCTTCTTTGCTCCAGAGTTTAGAAACAGACTTGACGGCATTATTACTTTTGACAAGTTAGGTAAAAATGTAATGATGAAAATTGTTGGCAAGTTCTTGCTGGAACTTAAACAACAAGTAGTCGACAAGGATGTAACAATTAGTGTAACGGATGATGCACTTGACTTTTTAGTTGATAAAGGCTTTGATCCTAAGATGGGTGCAAGACCGTTGCAGCGTGTTATTGATCAAGACATTAAACGTCCACTATCTAAACTATTGTTGTTTGGTGACCTTAAAGGTGGCGGAACAGTTGAAGTTGACATCAAAGATGATGCACTATTCTTGCGCACTAAAGTAACGATTGCGGAAGAAGCAGTTGTCGAATCCTAACAACACTACTAAACTATTCTACGGCAAGTATACGTACAGACTAAGCGTATACTGTGTCGTAGCTAGTATATTTAGAAATAAAGATTTCAACTATGCAAAATACAAATTGGATAGTTGGAATCAAGACGTCGGTGACGGCCGTGTTCCTCAATTAGGAATTTACGGAACAGGTGACTCGATTCCAATAAGCGAGTTACACCTTGCTTTAAAACTACTAAACATCTTTAAAACGGCACCTACTGAGTTTACTTTAAGAATCGAAGGTCGAACTTTAAATATCTTTTCTAACGATATTACATGGTTAACGCAAGTAGAGACACTGTTAGGTGAAAGTGCATTAGAGTTAATTGGCCCTAAAAATTCTAAAATTGCTGAATACTTATTAAAAAATCCCAAGCATCAACTTGCAATTTTTAAAGGCTTTAGATACAAAGTAAAAACTAAGTTTGTAAGGAAAGACTGCTCCTCGTTTGGATCCTGGTGTCAAAACGTTAAAGGTGTAAAAATAAGTAAACAATTTCAAAAAGAACTTCTAGAAGATTCGTACTTGTCAGAAGGTAGAAATATTTACGTAAAGGATGAAAAAACCTTAAATATAGTTACATTATTAATAGGAGAAGGTATACAAAGTATTACCTACTTAGTAGACCCCAACGAACTAGATATTTAAAGTAAGGATAAATACAGTATGTCCAGTAGAAGCACAATATTACAACCATCAATTACATACGATGTACAACGAGTACTACCGTATATTACAGAGAAAATAGCCGGTGACGGGTATTTTGGAAGCGGTGACGGAAATCACACTGTTCAGTTTAGCTTAGATAGCTTTACTGGAAAGTTTCATGTCGAAGCAAGCATTGCAAATAATCCAACAGACAATGATTGGATTACTATTAAATTAGCAGAGCCAACAGTTAATACTACACAACTAACAGTATTAGCATCTGGCGCTGTTTCTCAAAGCGGAAATCTCGTAAGTGATATAGAATATACTGCATCTGAATCAAGTACAAAAATCTATAACTTTATAGGTAACTTTACTTGGGTTAGAGTTGTTGTTGAAAACTGGAACACAGGAACAGTAAACAGTATATTGTTAAATCACTGAGAGATGAGTAATGGCTAAACAAACAATAAACATAGGTGCTTACGAATTTGATTTAGACGCAGATACTTTACGGGAAGCATTTAGTAAAGCAAACGACAATTTTGCAGAACTATACGCAAATGATGCGGCACCGACTAATGTTGATATGACATCTCAGACTCTCGGCCGTACTAACAGTCTTGGTCAATGGATCCCGTTCATAGTAACTGATTCTATTCAATCAACTCTGCAAGATGAGATACCGGCAACTAATGTAGTAGGCGGTCTTATTGAAAAGACAGTTTACTCAAAACAGTTAAGTAGGTACACATCTGGTGGCGAACTCCTACTGACTTTATTGTGTAACACTGACGGCAATGATTTTTACACAACTAAAAAGTTTGTTTTTAGTAGAACTGCAACATCTACATTTAATGTAACTGAAATGGGCACTGCTGGTGCATCAGAAATCTATGATAGTATATTGATAGAAGAAAGGCTTGACGGAACCGATCTGTATTTAGAAGTTACAGTCAAAGCACCTGATTCGGGATTACCATTTATTAGGGTTGTTGGGCAAATAACATATACTAGTGTACCAATATTCTTAACAGCGTCAGGATATTAAAGTAACGATAAATACACATAGTATATTATAGGAAATACAGGAATGGCAAATAAAGTACCGTTAATAGTCGATATAAACGATAATAACAAAATAAAAGAATTACCAGTCGGCGATAATTTAGATTTAAGTGGAAGTGATATTTCACAAGTTGCTAACATAACTGCAACTGGAGTTATTAGACAAGCAGGCTTACCTGTGAGTACGTTTAGTGGCGACTACAATGATATAAACGGATTACCAGTTATACCTTTTAGAACCAGTGATCTTGTTAATGACGGAGACGGCGTACCGAATCTTACATTTATTACAGCAGCAGATGTTCCTCCTTTTTCCGATACTTTAAATGATGTTGTCCAGCGTGGCCAAACATCACTTGCTGGCATTATTATTGCTACTCCTACACAAGATATTGGGATTAGTGCATCGACACAAAATAATAACGTAGCAAACTTTACATTTAATAATACTAACGACCAGACTGACACTCCTGCATTATTAGCTCTTAAACATTCTGACCAAGCAATTGGTAAATTAGCTAACTTACAATATGACGGTAGAGATAATGCTGGTAACCAAGTAACATACGGGCAGTTTGAAATGTCTGTATTGAATAACACTCAACTAGGACTAACATCACGTTATACGTTTCGAGTACGCGAAACAGGCGGCTTAGTTTCACCTTTACAAATTGCAGGGAGCGGAATTACAGTTACAGGAACAATGGATGGTAATGTTGTTTCTTCTGGAACAAGCACTTTTAATGATGTAGATATTGCTACAGCTGATATTACTTCTAGTTTAACTATGGGTTCGCTGTCTTTTAATGCAGTAACTAATACTATACAATCTGGTACAACTAGATTAAATATTGGTTCTAATAATACTAACATTACTATTGGCGGCGCAGGAAACACTGGCATTGATATTGAAACTGCTAAAGTAAATGTTAGCGGTGTATTAGAAGTTGATGGTGATTTCAAAGCATCAACTTTTCCTTTAACAGCTAACTTTGAAAATGGTTTAAATATCCTAGGTAGCAATCCTAATTTTACAATTAGATCAGAAGACCAGTTTGCAAACTACGGTTCTACAGCAAGTATTAAATTACAAAGTGACAGAAAAAATCCTCCAATTAACAATGACCATAGTACATTTAATGTTGTTGGGTTGACAGCACAGGATGACTGGGCTTCATACAGAACAGTTGCTAGGATCAGAGTTGGTACTGAAGATGACGAATCGGTATTAGGTGCAAATCAAAGTTCATTCTTTTACAAGTTTGAAAAGTTTGATAACACCCATGTTCCGGTTAACACAGGCGACTATACAAGCATTCCATTTGTAGTTGGTTACAACAGTGAACCATCAGGTGCTAGTGGTGATGTATACAAAGCAACTATTGTCAACTTCTACAATGCACAAGATGACTTTATTGTACTTGGTGGCAGTGTAGATGGTAATGGTTTCCCAAATAAATTACTTAAAGTAGATTATGCAACTGAAGTTGTTAGCACACATGCTGATGTTACTGTAGGCGGCGAACTTACTGTAAATGGTACTGGCAATTCAAGTGTTGCTGGCAGCTTAACTGTAACTGGTGATTTAATTGTTAACGGAACAACTACTACAGTTAACACAACTGAATTAGAAATTACTGATAAACTTATTACAGTTGCTAATGGATCATTAAACGCTGCGGCAGCGACAGGAGCAGGCATCGAAGTTGACGCAGGTGTCGATGCTAATCCTAGTCTCACATATGTTAATGCAACAGACAGTTGGTCTTTTGATAGATCATTAGTTATAGCAGGAACCAACAGCGTAACAGCTACAACATTCTCAGGAGCATTATCAGGCAACGCTACAACAGCAACAACCTTACAAACAACTCGTGCTATTAACGGTGTTAACTTTAATGGTAGTGCAAATATTACTATCAAAGCAGAAACTCCTAATGCATTCCAGGCAGGTACAGGTATCAGCTTTGGTGCAGGAGTTACTGAATGGACAGGCGATGCTGTAAGAACTATTGCTAATACTGATTTAGGTAGCGCACAGTCTATTATTAAAACCATTACTGTTGCTGATACTATCGGTTCATTTGTAATGGCAGAAACAGGAAGCTACAGTGTAAGTGGTAACGCAGACACATTTACATTTATTGGTAGCACAGCAATTGATATTGACATCGATGCAACTAACGGTGCTATACAAATACTCAACACAGGTGTTACAGCTCTTACAACAGGAACTGGTCTAAGCACCAATTCAAGTGCTACTGGTGCAGTAAGTATTACTAACACTGACAGAGGTAGTGCGCAAGATATATTCAAAACTATTGCAGTTACAGGCTCAAACAGCATTGTTGCTGACAGTAATAGCGACACAGTTACATTTACAGGCGGCGCCGGAATTACGCTAACTGGCAATGCAACAACTGACACATTAACTATTGCAAACAGTGGTGTTACATCAGTTGCTGCTGGCAATTACATAAGTGTCGGTATTAGCGGAACCGATTACACTGTAACAAATACCGGACTTAACACAGTTACCGGAACTGCAAACGAAATTGAAGTCGGCACAAAGAGTGGCGGCAGTCAAGTAATTGGCCTTCCAAATAGTGTGCAAATTAATACACTAACTACTACAACACAGCTTAACAGTTCAGGCGCTACTAGAATAGGTAATGCTGTTACAGATACCTTACGTATTGATGCTGGTGTAGGACAAGGTGCAGGCCCAGTAGATGCTGTTACTCCAGCAGGGTATGTACAGGTAAGCATAAACGGCGCTACGGCATACTTGCCGTACTTCCAATAAGGAATAAACAATGGATAATTTTATTAGTATAGTATTTGACGAAAAGCCAGACAATAAATTTAGCAGAACCTTTCTTGCTTGCTTCGAAAATCTAAATGAGTCATTACTAGAAGACGAAACCGACTATGTTGTTTTTGAATCAACTGGCAATAAAACTGTATATCGTATTGGCATTAGTGAATCACCAGACGATGCTGAAGCAGAAAAATTAGCAGATCATTTGTATACACATTTGTATACACAAGGTTATGATAACTTTGATATTGAGATAACCGCAAACAATTTATCAGAAAATACAAACATTGATATTATTAAAAGTCTAGTTGATCCAGCTGCACAACAAAGAATGTCACAAAGTCAAAGTGCAAAACGTGGCGGCAAAGATAAAGCATTAGCAAATCTAAAAAATGCACACATGTTTGATGATCCTATTAGCATGGTAAAGACAGCATTAAACATGGGTGCCACACCAGAAGAAGTTGCACAAAATCTTAGTCCTAAAGCAGATCTTAGCAAGGCAGCAACATCAGATCAAATAGCACAACAACGTGCAGACGATCCTTTCTTACAAACAAACTACAGTGCAGAAGGTTTAGAAGAATCAAATCCTTTTACTGATGCACGTATGAACGCTATCAAAGCAGGCAAAGATACATTTACAGTTGACGGCAAAACATATAAAGTTACTGGAGATACTAGTGACGAAGAAGCTGCTGACGAAGAAACGCTTGATGAAAGACAACGCTTAGATCCCAAGTGCTGGAAAGGGTATCGCAAAGACGGTACTAAAATGAAAGACGGCGTGCGTGTAAACAACTGCGTCAAGGTAGGCGAAGGCGAGTACACCTGGGAAGGTGACTTGGAAATGCTATACGACGATGAGGAAATGCTAGACGAAGCAGAGTACCAAGGACGCACAGTTAAACTAGGCAAGCCAATGCGTGGTGATGTTAAAAAGTTTAAAGTCTATGTAAAGAATCCAAAAGGAAATGTAGTTAAAGTAAACTTTGGTGATCCAGACATGCGCATTAAAAAGAGCAATCCTGCACGTAGACGCAGTTTCCGTGCAAGACACAATTGCGATAGTCCGGGACCAAGACATAAGGCAAGATATTGGAGTTGTAGAAAATGGTAAAAATAGTAGAGTTTTTTAATACTGAACAGGAATCAGAAAAAGCACGTTTTGACTACGACTTGGCAGACGACATTCATCAGTTTATGATTAATGATCCTGTGTTTTATCGTAGACATTATTTTCCAAAAGTAACTAGTATGTGCGATAAGCATAAAAAAGGAACTGAAATAAATCCTGCTAGTGAACTAAAAACAGTTATTCTAAATGCCTGCAATCAATATGTAGAAACATTTAAATTAAACGCAGACCCTGATACTTTACTAGACGAAAGAGAAGTAGAAGCAATTGCTGTTAAGATATATAATATAGAAACAGGTAGATAAAATGAAACTAAGAGAAATATTTAACAATGCTAGCAGTACATTATACGAAGCTGATACTCCTCAAGGAGTTGTTGTTGTATACGCAGGTCGCTTTCATCCTTTTCATAAAGGACACAAAGCGGTCTTTGATTCTGCTGTAAAAATATATGGTGTTGATAAATGTTTCATTGCTACTAGTGGCAAAGTTGACCCACCTAAATCTCCTTTTACATTCGACGAAAAATTAAAAATGATTACACTGACAGGTATTGATCCTAGCAGAGTAGTGCAGTGTAGAGTACCTTACCAACCGCAAGAAATACTCAGCAAGTATGATGCTACAACTACTGTTGCTAAATTCTTAGTAGGAGCAAAAGACATGGACTCAGATCCAAGATTCTCGTTTGCTCCTAAGAAAGACGGATCGCCTAGTTACTTGCAAGACGCTGATGCAAATAGAGGAAACTTTGAAAGCCTTGATAAACATGCATACGTAATAACTGCGCCTACATTAAACTTTAAAGTGTTAGGACAGCCTGCTACAAGTGCAACCGAACTACGTGCGCAATACGCTTTACTAGACGATGATACAGCACGTAAATTTATACAAGACTTATTTGGCAACTTTAGTGAAGATGTAATGTCAATATTAGATAATAAACTAGGGCGACAAAATGCTCCTGTAGAACCAGATGGAGAAGAAAATGCTACTACGTGAACTTTTTAATAGAAATCTAAACGAAGCTGAAGCACCTGACTATGTAGATAGTCTTAAAGCTATCGATACTACTGACAGCTTATGGAAACGTAGCAAACGTGGTAGTGTAAAATCAGACGAAGTAAAGGCTCTACAACAAGCATTAAACGATTTAGGATACGATGCAGGAACAGCAGATGGATGGTTTGGCAGACGCACAGCGGCGGCAGTTCGCAAGTTCCAAGAAGATAACGATTTAACAGTAGACGGTGATCCGGGTGCAAACACACTTTCTAAAATGAATGATAATATTGCAGACAAGTACCCAGCAGAACCAGAAGCAGAACCAGAAGCAGAACTAGACGACATTGCAGAACCAACAGGTTCAGGTCGTGGCGATGGTGGTGCAGAAGTTGCAGCAAGACGTGAAGAAGCAGCAAAGGCAGCAACCGAAAAGTTTGTTAGAGAAAAGGTTGCTGAACTAACTCGTATACGTAGAAACTATCCTGAAGACCAGCTGATACGCAAGATAACAGCAGACGCAGTTGAACAAGGATTAAATGATGATTGGGCAGAAAACGGTGCTATGGCAGCATACATTGCAGAATTAGTTCCAACAGTTGATAGAAATGACGCTGCTCCAGAAGTTGGTACTGCTGCTCCAACGTTGGGTCAACCGAGTGCTGGCAGCGACGATAGCGGTCCAAATATTCAAAGTGGCGACAATGCTCCAGTGGATACGTCGGCTCCGGCAAGGCCGCAAGCACCTAGTATGGCTGACAGAAATATTGCTGCGCAAAAAACTGCGGCACAAATATCAGCCTTCCAGCAAGCATACGGTATGGGGACAGATGGCCAATTACCAACATTGTTCCGTGACAGATTCTTAAATCCTGCACTTGATACACTATCATTAAAAACTATGAAGGAACTATCAGATGAACTTGCAGGAGAAATACCACAGGCTGTTGCTAGAGTTATTGTACAACGACTAGAAAGAACATACGGTAATACGCAAGAACTAACCCAAGCAGCACAAGAGATGCGCAGTGATACCGACCCTGAAATACGAGACCAGGTGCAAGCACTAGACTTGTTAATACCATTAATAACAAAACTAAAACAAGATGCTGCTCGTAATGAAAGTGTAGAAATAGATAGAATAAGAATGTTAGCAGGTGTATAATGGACTTAGACGATCTTCGTAGACTAGCTGGTATTAATGAATTCAAAGGATACACTCCGTACGAAGGCAGTAACATAAGTATTACTGGAACTGAAAAAGCAGAAATACAACGCAAAGAAAATATTCGTCCTGGCGACAAAGAATGGTTTGAACTTTGGTTTAGTAAGCCCTACTTAACTGGAACACAATTTAGAGGACGCAAATGAGAATTGAAGATTTAGACGAAGGTGTAGGACGCATAGTAAAAGGTGTAAACACTACGCCAGACGTAGGTCCAAACCAAACAAGCATCGAAGCAGCAAAGTTTGGCTTTAAGGTAGACAAGGACGGACGTCCTCCTGTTATATCTAAAAAAGCAAAAAGCAATCCTAATACATTGTTTAACTTAGGTCTTGCTGAAGATACTTCACCACGTTTTACAGCACTGGAATGGGCTTGCATAGAAGGCGGTCACGATTTAAATGACTTACAAACACAGCGCAAAAAACCAGGGCGTATTTTTGAAGCATTGGAAGCATCATACAATAACCATGTAGGCCACGATGATAAACTATCTATGCCTGCTAATACACTTGTTATTGACACTCCTGGAGATCTAGACTGGTATAAATTAGGACAACACTTTCCTACACTTAACAAAGCTGATCCTAGTGAGTTCGGACAAAGCGACAGTGACACAGTTATTAGTTTTCAAAGCGAAGAAGAAAAACAAGCATTTTTAAAGATAGCAGCAAAATTAGGTCTTAAAATAAAAGACATTGGCGGCACTGCTACGCATCCTGAAATACACGGTGAAAACGTTACTGAAGCATTAGACAATCCGTATCCGTTTAATCTACAAGGTCCAGACTCGTCGCACAATTTTGCAGCAACAGCAGAAACACCAAACGGTGTATTAAGAATGGACTTTGAAGCAATAGACTATGATGACTTTGGTATTGACTTTGCAGTTGGTAAGAGCATGGGTAAAACAGAAGCAGGCGATGAGTTTAGAGTATTCGCTACTGTAGTTGCAATGATGAACAAGTGGATAAGTGTAGTAGGCATTGAACACGTAGAGAGTTTTGATTTTGGTGCTAACAAAGGCGAACATGCCAGTGATGGTAGAGCAAAACTATACACAAGATTTGCTAAAAAACTTGCTGATCAACTAGGTTGGAAGTTAGAACAAACCACCACAGCGAACCGAGATACAGCATTTTTCAAACTAACTAATCCTAAGCCAGTACCACGTGATGACGATCATTGGGACAACTTAGAAGATAATCCAGATTTAGAAGAAAACTTTGCTGACGGTAAAAAAAAGGGTAAAAGCAGACCAGGACGAGTAAAGAAGTCTGGTGCTAGTTGCAATGGCAGTGTTACAGCATTACGCAAACGTGCTAAAAATGCAAGTGGCGAAAAGGCTAAGATGTACCACTGGTGTGCTAATATGAAATCAGGTAAGAAGAAGAAATGACTCAACTAGAACTAGAACACTACATAGCAAAGTATAAAGAACACGAAGCACGTAGAGCTAGTACTAATGAACGTAATGACTATTGGAGGCGCTACCAAGAACGCAAAAACTATACTCCGCCAACAGCAGCAAGATACGAACACGGATAAGGAATAAGATTATGAAAATGTCGGACATAATAAAAGAAGATGCAACAGCAGGCGCTACTGTTTCAGGAAATATAGCAACTGTTGCTAATCCTATTCAAGCAAAAGCTAAAATTAAACGTGATAAAAATGGTGTTCCACAAGCGCCACAGCGTAAAAATGCAGATGGTACCGTTGTAAATGCATTAGATACAAACGATACCTTTATGGGCAGTAAGCCTAAAGTAGTAAAACGTACCAGTTAACTTCTATCAATGATAAATACTTTAAAGTATTTAGGAGCAACCGAATGACTAAAAAAGTAAATGAAGGCCACTTAGGCGATATGGCTCATGCAGTAGAGCGTGACCATGAAGTGCAAATGGCCCGTGCCGAATTGTACAAAATTGCAAAATATGCAATCAAACTACACGAAATGCTTAAAGGTGTTAGTGAAGCAGAAGGCATTGAAGGCTGGCAGCAGTCAAAAATAACCAAAGCAGCAGATTATATTGGTTCAGTATATCATGCCATGGACTACGAAACTAAGTTTCAAGAAGGTATGGCAGAAGGCAAATATAAATCAGATGCGCAACGCAAAGCAGTACATGCAGCAAAAGCAGATAAAAAAGAATCAACAGTTGATTACAAGTCAAAGTTAGGCAAAGTTTTAGAATCAAAACTAGCAGAGAAGCTAACAGTTGCCGACGGTGTTGAAGCCTGGATTAAAGACTTTGAAGTATCAAACGCTCCACAGTTTCAAGGCAAGTCAAAAGAAAAACGTAAAGAAATGGCAATTGCTGCATTTAAATCTGCAGAAAGTGGCGGCAAGTAATGGACTTCTACGCAATGAGTAATTTAATGAAGGACCTTATTCCTTCTGATCCTGAGGCAGATAGAAATGCTCTATTAGCTGCCGCTGGTAAACCACTCGGCAATGTTCCTGTTACTAAAGACTATGTTAACGAAAGTGCCCAAGTTGCTCCGGGCAGTTTACCTTTAGATTTGGATCTCAGCAGTCTTGCTGCATTAGCCGGTGTTGCTAGCCCTAAAAGAACTGTAGTTACAGAAGCTCCTGAAGAAGACGCAGTTTTAAAATCGTTAGTTCCAGGCATTTCAAGAACAAAGAAAGATGTAGGTTCTGAAGATTCAATAGTAATGGTACAAAACGCTATACGCAAAGCAATGGATGGGGAAGTTATGACCCAGCAACAACGTAATGCATTTGCACCGTATGCTAAAATGTTAGAGCGTATATTAGAAGAACCTAGACTAGCTACTATGTTAGATAACATAATGAAACTAGCAAACAAACAAGATGCTGTCAATGAACCGTCTCAGGAAGAAGAACCAGAAGTTAGTGCAGAGCCTGCACCAAAAGAATCAATAACAGCTATGCTAAAAAGACAATTACAAGATCATATGGAGAAAAACAACAATGGCTAACATGCGCAAACTTATCGAATCAGTAGACAAGACATTGAATGAGGGCAAATACGGACCACATGGTCGAGCAGTAGATGCAGGCATTGAAAAATATCTAACGCAACTAGGTGACGAGCCAACAGTTGAAGAAATTTATGCAGCACGAAAGGATTTAATATCCGAGTTAGAAGACGCCGGTGAAACCGGTATGTTTGTAAATTCGTCGTATATTAGTAGACAATTTATCGGTGCTGTTGCAGAAAAATTAGAATTGCCGGGGCTATTCTCTAATACTGGCTCGAGCTTTGTTGATGTAGAAAAAGATGACGCAGGACGTTATAGATCGTATGCTAATGGTAGTAGAGCGGCAGCAGAAGAGCTTGCACAAAAAGGTTATTTGTCAGATAGAGCTGCTGAGAAATTAGGCGTTACTAATATCTTAGGTATGGAATTTGGCGATGCTAATAGCGATGATGCTAATGCGGTTCGTAACACACAAACAATGGCATCAGGTCGCAGAAATGTTCGTAGAGAAGTTGCTCGTTTTATGGAACTACTAGCCAAACGCAACGTAGTGAGTGACGGCATTGTTTATGAATCAGCACTAGCACGATTGCTAACAGAAGCACTTTCAGATGCAGAAGAAGCTGAATTCCAAGAATTACTTGCTAAAGTACAATCATTGGATCCTGCTAGTTATGATGATGAAGAAACTAAAACAGCAGTACAAGCAGCAGTTGATGCAGCTAAAAATATCGAAACTCCAGCAGCACAAACAACAACAACAGCAGCAGAACCAGAAGCAGAACCAGCAGCAACATCAGAACCAGCAAGCGGCAACACAGATAATGCACTAGCGAAATTTGCAGACTCTGGTAAAGGTGGCTTAGCAAACGATCCAGACGAAGTAGCAGCTATTAAAGAGCTACAACAACGTCTAACTGCACTTGGTTGGGAATTAGATGTTGACGGCAAATACGGACCAGCAACTAAACGAGCAGTATCGGGCTTCCAAACAATGATGGGTGCAACTGCTGACGGAGATGCAGGTCCAGAAACTATTAAAGCAATTGTTAAAGCTGAATCTATTCCGGGTATTAGAGAATTTTACAATGACACTAATGAATTAATAGCATTAATTGATAAGGGTGCATTGTATACGGAATCTGCTAACAGCGAACGTAGGGAAGATGATGCTAACATTAGCTATACAACGCCTTATGATCAGTTTAGCCAAGGAAACACTCGAACATTACAAAATAATTCTATAGATTTTCGTTCGTTAATTAGCCTTGTAGAAAACAGTTTATTAGAAGCAGTTAGTGAACAAGAACAAGCTCGTGCATTAGAATTGTATAACAAACATAAGACAAAATATGTTGCAGGGAATACTGAAGCAGATTATATGGCCGGCATGCCAAAAACTTTCCAGGACAGAATCAATAAAGTAAACCAATGGACTAAAACTGACGCAATATCAAACGCACCAGCATCACAAGATCAACGAGCTGCTGGGTCTTTCACATCAGCTGACCCAGTACAAGACGGCGAACCGCGTCCTACAGAAAGCGGTGTGCAAGGTGATTATGCGAAAGCAGCATGGGATGCATTATATGACGGTTATTTAGATCCAGCCACTGGCAACGTGATAGAAGGCGGCAAAGTACCTGCTAGACCAGCTGCTCCAACACCGCAGCAACTCCAAGGCGGTTCCCCAGATAATACTACGATTTGGGATAGAAGATGGGCAGCTACTCACAATGCAGACGGAACTCCAAAAGGATAATCAAATGAATGTATACGATATAGTTGAATCAGAAATAACTGAATATGTGAAAGGCGGTTCGGGAGCAGGATCAAGAATTTCTCCCGAACGTATGGCAGAATTAGATTTGAATGTCACAGGCAACTGGCACGTATACGGCTCTGATACTTCTGCATGGGAATATAGTCCTGCTGCATTAAAAGAGTTATGGCAAGACGGTATGGAACAGCACATTAGATATACATTCAATATAGATCCTGATTCTGAGCAAGGCAAAGAACTTGCTGTAAAAATCATGACTTGGCTCAATACTACCACCGGTGGCCAAACTTCTAAGCAGAATATTATTAATGCATTTAAATTTGTGTCTGAACAAGACGGCGAAAACGGCACCGATCCTATCAAACATAATGAAGCTCTTGGATTAATGATGAATATGTTGCTACTGATTAACGATGCCATAGAGCGTGTTGTTAATAATCAAGACTAACCATTTTAGGTTGACTTCCTTCTAAATCTATTATATAATAGTTACATAACTAATAAAACAGGAGTGTGACCTATGAGCGACCGTACCTATGGTGCAGAAGAAAAAGCAAAACTTGAACGTCTAGTTAAGGAAGGTGTAACAGTATTGCAAGAAATTGAAGACCTTAATGCAGGTCTTAAAGATACAGTCAAAGCAGTAGCAGAAGAACTTGATATTAAGCCTGCTCTTATCAACAAAGCAATTAAAGTTGCACAGAAACGTGACTGGGATAAGCATTACGATGCATTTGACGATCTCGAAACATTGATTACTACCCTAGGATACGATAAGTGATAAAGTCACAAGAAACCATGAAGTGGATTGGCACAGTACTCTTTTTTATTGCTGCCATCTTACTTTCTAGTAATTTTGAATATAGTAAGTGGGGCTTTGTTGTTTTTGCAATGGCCCACGTACTACTCAGTTCGCTGTTCTTTTACTTAAAAGATAAGCCGATGTTTGTTCAAAATTTTGTGTTTCTGTTTGTAGATCTCTACGGAATCTACAACTATTTCATAGCAGGTTAGAATGGCGTATGATTACGGGTGGAGTGATTTTGTAGGCAACTTAGGAGTCTTATTATTAATAAGCACGTTTGCTATGTTGCAGTTTGATAAGATTGACTCTAAAGGCTTTTGGTATAGTTTTAATAATTTAGTAGTTGCAATGCTACTAATGATTAATCTATACTTTAAGCCTAACTTGTCCAGTATCATTATTGAAGTGTTTTGGATACTACTAAGTATTTATGGACTAGTAAATTATTACAAATCTCGTTCTAGAGAACATGAAGACGGTTAAGTTGGCCAGAAGCAACAAGGAGAATTAAATGCCATACGTAGACGCGATGTTTGATCGCGATCAAGATATTATCCGTGTCGTAGAACGACGCGATGGTAAAAGGACTTATACAGAGTACCCTGCAAAATATACATTCTATTACAAAGACCCTAAGGGCAAGTACAAGAGTGTGTACGGTGATCCACTAAGTCGTATTGTGTGCAAGAACACAAAGGACTTCCGCAAAGAAGTTGCTATCAACAGAGACAAAGAACTGTTTGAAAGTGATATTAATCCTATCTTCCAGTGTCTAAGTGAAAACTATCTTAATCAAGATGCTCCTAAACTAAACGTAGCTTTTTGGGATATTGAAACGGACTTTGACCCAGAGCGAGGGTTTGCTCCAGTTGAAGATCCGTTTATGCCAATCACTGCTATTACAGTATGTTTGCAGTGGCTTGATAGTATGCTGGTTACTGTAGCAATGCCTCCTAAAGGAATACCGTTAGAAGAAGCAACCGCAATGTGTAAAGCACGTTGGGGCGATAGTGTTGTACTGTTTCCGAACAATAAAGAAGGTGAAGGACAAATGCTTAATATGTTCTTAGACCTTATTGAGGATGCGGACATTCACAGTGGTTGGAACAGTGAAGGATACGATGTTCCTTACACTGTTAACCGTATTAAACGTGTACTGAGTAGTGACGACACAAGACGTTTTAACCTCTGGAGTCAAAAGCCTAAACGGCGCGAGTATGAAAAGTTTGGCAAGCTAAGTGAAACATATGACACAATTGGTCGTGTACACTTAGATTATCTTAACTTGTATCGCAAATACACATATGAAGAACGTCATACATATCGACTAGACGCTATTGGTGAAATCGAAGTAGGCGAAAACAAAACAGTTTATGAAGGCACACTTGATCAGTTGTACAACAATGATTTTGAAAAGTTTATTGAATACAACATTCAAGACGTTGCACTACTAGATAAAATTGATAAGAAGCTACGTTTTATTGACTTGTCAAGCGAACTAGCACACGCTAACACAGTGTTGCTACAAACTACAATGGGCGCTGTAGCTGTTACAGAACAAGCTATTGTTAACGAAGCACATCACAGAGGTTTGCAAGTTCCTAATAGACAAAAGCGAGATGACGAAGCTACACAGGCAGCTGGTGCGTATGTTGCGTTTCCTAAAAAAGGCTTGCACAAGTGGATTGGTTCAATGGACTTGAACTCACTGTATCCGTCAGTGATTCGTGCGCTGAACATGGCTCCAGAAACTGTAGTAGGACAGATCCGTCCTGAGATTAGTGATGCTCGTGTAACAGAAGATATGGGACTAAAGAAACAGAGCTTTGCTGGTAGCTGGGAAGGACGCTTTGCTACTGAAGAATACGAAGCAGTTATGGAACAGCGTAAAGACATTGCTCTTACTATTGACTGGGAAGACGGACGTTCAGATGTACTAAGTGGCGCAGAGATTTACAAGCTAATCTTTGATAGCCACATGCCGTGGATGCTAAGTGCTAACGGTACAATCTTTACTACAGAGTTTGAAGGTGTTATTCCGGGTATTCTAAAGCGTTGGTACAGCGAACGTAAAGATTTGCAGAAGATGCTAAAGAAAGCAAAAGAAGCAGGAAATGCTATTGAGATTGAATACTGGGATAAGCGTCAGCTAGTTAAGAAGATTAACTTGAACAGTTTGTATGGTGCCATTCTTAACCCTGGTTGTAGATTCTTTGATAAGCGTATCGGACAATCAACCACACTAACTGGACGTACTATTGTTAAGCACATGAGTGCAGAAGTAAACAAAGTTATTACAGGCACATATGATCACGTAGGCGAAGCTGTTATCTACGGCGATACTGACTCTGTGTACTTTAGTGCTTGGCCTACGCTACGCAAAGAAGTAGAGGCAGGTAATATTCCGTGGACTAAAGAAAACGTTATTACACTGTATGATCAAGTATCAGAAGCAGCAAATGCAACTTTTCCAGACATGATGGCACAAGCGTTTCACTGTCCAAAGAGTCGATCAGATGTTATTGCAGCAGGTCGAGAGATTGTTGCCGAAAGCGGACTGTTTATTACTAAGAAGCGTTATGCGGCATTAGTTACTGACATCGAAGGCTTTAGAACAGACGTAGACGGTAAGCCTGGCAAAGTAAAAGCTATGGGCTTAGACTTGCGTAGATCAGATACTCCTGTGTTTATGCAAGAGTTTTTGAGCGAACTATTGCTTATGGTACTTACAGGCAAACCGCAAGAAGATGTACTTGAACGTATCACTGTATTCCGTAAGGAGTTTAGTGAGCGCCCTGGTTGGGAGAAAGGTTCGCCTAAACGTGCAAACAAAGTCGGACACTACAGACGCTTAGAAGAGAAGCAAGGTAAAGCTAACATGCCTGGACACGTTCGTGCAAGTCTTAACTGGAATACACTTAAACGTATGAATGGTGACAAGTATTCGCAAGAGATTGTAGACGGTATGAAAGTTATCGTTTGTAAGCTCAAGCAGAATCCATTAGGATACACAAGTGTTGCGTATCCAACAGACGAATTGCGTATGCCAGAATGGTTCAAAGAACTTCCGTTTGATGATGCAGCAATGGCAGAAACAATTATTGATAATAAGTTAGACAACTTGATTGGTGTGCTTAACTATCCATTAGAAGATACTAAGCGTCACAATACATTTACAAGTTTGTTTGACTTTGGAGACTAAAATGAAAATTAAATTAGAAATAGAGTTAGATACAGACAAACAAACGGATCTTGATTTAGTTGACGATCTTATGGACGAGTTGGCTAGCTTTCGAGAAATTTTAGAAACTAAACAACAAAACCTAAATAAAAGACCAGCTAACACAAACAGAAAACCTAAGGCGAAAACATAATGAAGGTAGGATTTACTTGTAGTACGTTTGATTTGTTACATGCAGGTCATGTGCAAATGTTGCGTGAAGCAAAAGAACAATGCGACTATTTGATCTGCGGATTACAAGTAGATCCTAGCATTGACCGTGCAGAGAAGAACGCTCCTATACAAACTGTTGTGGAGCGTTACACTCAGCTAAAAGCAGTTAAGTATGTTGACGAAATTATCCCCTATGGTACAGAAGACGACCTAGAAGATATCTTGACAATGTACAATATTCATGTTAGAATATTAGGAGAGGAGTATCGTGACAAAGACTTTACAGGTAAAGATATTTGTAGACGGCGCGATATTGACTTACATTTTAACAAGCGTGATCACCGTTTTAGCTCAAGTGATTTACGCAAGCGAGTAGCAGAAAGCGAAAACAAATGAGTAAAGCATTTTGGCTGGGTGGAATACTAACTGGTTTAGGTGTTGGAATAGCACTAGGCAATTATGCACACCCTTATGAAGTGTGCAAGCGTATGTACAATACCCCAGAAGACATTGCAGAATGTGTTTGGATTAAGGAGAAACAGTGATGTGGACTCTTTTTATTATTAGTACAGTTATTGGACTAGACGAACCTAAAGTAACACGCTATGCAGAGTATGCTACTGCACTAGAATGTCAGCAGGCTTGGTACAAAGTAACTTCAGAATTTACACAAGACGAAATAGCATTTTGCGAGGGACCTAAATGAATAAGTTTATATTTGATGTAGACGGAACACTAACACCTAGCCGCAAAGGCATGGATGGAGAGTTTCAAGGTTACTTCTTAGACTTTTGTTATGCAAATGAAGTTTACTTGGTTACAGGCAGCGACTATCCAAAAACATTAGAGCAAGTCGGTCCTGATGTTTGCGAAGCAGTAACACGTATCTACAACTGTAATGGCAATGACGTATGGGAAAAAGGTGTAAACATTCGTACTAATGATTGGATTATTTCTGAAGAAGTACACGAATGGCTAGCTAATAAGCTAACCGAAAGTGCTTACACAGTACGCACAGGACTGCACTTTGAACATCGGCCAGGGCTTGTTAACTTTAGTATAGTTGGACGCAATGCTGATAACGAACAGCGAGCAGAATATGTTGTGTATGACGAGTTGTCTGATGAACGGAATATTATTGCTAAAGGGTTTAATCTAAAGTTTCCTGACTTACAAGCTACTGTTGGTGGCGAAACTGGTATTGATATTAGTCCTATAGGATTTGACAAAAGTCAGATTGTTGAAGATTTTGATGAGGAAGACACACTATACTTCGTTGGAGATAGAATGGATCCCGATGGCAACGACTATCCGCTTTCATTAGAAGTAGATGTAGCAAAGCCGGTAACACGATGGCAAGAAACTTTTGAATACTTGCAATCATTACAAGAAACAGGAGTAGCAGCAGAATGAAGATTTTACTAACAGGCCATCGAGGTTTTATAGGATCAAGTTTATTAAAAGCACTTAATCTAAATCACACAGTTACAGGTATTGATTTGCAAGACGGAGTTGATTTATTAACTTGTGATTTTCCAAATATTGATTTTGATTTAATTATACATTTAGCAGGACGCTCGGGTGTACGCGAAAGTCTAAAGGATCCTGCAGCATATTGGATGAATAA